ATAGATAAAAAATACCTTTCGTAATTTATCATCGAAGAAACCTACATCTTGAGATTTCTTGACCGCTTCGTAAAGAGGCTTACCATGTTTCTCTACCAATTGATATAGACATAATGTATTGCCGGGAAGATGCATCAACAATCCAGCAAGAAATTCGTTTCTACGTTCATGTTCGCCTAGGAATTGTAGTTCCTCTGCGTAAGTCATTCTCTCTCGTATATTCTCATGTTTTAGAATAATACACTTAATTTTAAGGTCAGCAAGAGATTTCTTCTCAATTAACTCTTTTGTAGTGGTAACTTTTTCAACAGGACCGAATAGACCTTCTAAAACAAGTTGGTGCGTCTGCGTCCCGTCTAGGGTGCCTGTAAGACCGAATCTGTACTTACATAGGTGCAACTTGGTCATGATGCCAGTAAGTGACTTGGCCTTAAACATATGGGCCTCATCACCAATCACACAACCAAACTGTTCAAAATACTTCTTCGGCAGTTTGTAGATAGACTGCCATGTAGAAATTACTACGTCCTTCTCAACCTTACTTGAGTGACCTTGATATACCTTCTGACAGTATGTACCAGAGCTCCAACCGTAGTCCTCAAAATCTGAATACATCTGTTCCACTAGTGAAGTGGTGGGAACCAATATCAGGGTCTTCAATCCCATCATATGATAATAACGAACTAACGAATATATTACGAGTGACTTACCCGAAGCAGTAGGGCTAACAAGAAGAGCGCGATTTCTGGCAATACCATGATGTACTGCATCAATTTGGTAATCACGCACTTTAAGGGATTTACCTGCGGATTTAGGTTTAAGACTCCTGATGAAATCTCTAACCACCTGACGAACAACATCCCGTTCATTTTCAACTCCCTCTTCTAATATATAGTCAATTCCGTTTTTCTGACAAAATCCTTTTATATACTCAAGCAAACCAACGTATATCTCACCTGTAGCTGGGGAGAAGAGTCGTATCTTTCCATCCCACATTCGACTGCGATACATAGGCATAAATTTGAAGCCGGGGACTTCAAAGGTGAAGAACTCTGTCAACTCTTGTCGAGTAGAATCTGTCATCTCATCTAGGACTAGATAGACTTCGTTTTTCTTAGATATACGCATTTTGTAATGTGTGGGGCTCGCCATAATGTCCTCGTATCAATATATTCCATGAAATACTTATGCGTTCATTCGGTGTGGGGGGAACCCAATGCATAAGCCAAGATGGAAAGAATAACGCAGTGTTTACAACTGAGTTAAATTCTATCATACTTGAATTATCCCAATCGGGTGTGTTACTTGGTTTTAAGACTGAGGATGCTGGTCTTGGATCAAAGAAATGAATAGGTGAACCTGATTGCAAATAGTAAACACCAGATAGAACATTGTTAGAATGAGTATGTGGCGGGTGGGACTCTCCTTCTTTTAACCTGTTACCCCACATATTAGTGATCTCAACTTTATCAAAGTTATATCCACCACCCTTTAGAATTTTCTCTGAGGATATCAAAATATTTTCTACTAAAGGTTTAAAGTAAGATATTCTATGTAGTTCATCATCACCGCCTCTTTCTGTGCAGGCAATCATGTTCCTCCTATCAAATTCGTTAATATACATTTTGACTTCGTGAATAGAAGTTGGGAAACACTTATAAGTTTTTACATCCATCAGATCATCCCAGCTTCAAACTTCTTCCAATCAGTGGCGTTACGAATGTCCCACCCACGATTGTCGATAGACTTGATTACACCCTTGCAGTAGTCCACGCACGAATCGTAATACCCAATTTTATTTGAAATTCTGAGAATGTCCTCATCGGACTGAATGTACATTGTAAGGTCTGTCTTCATAACCCTAATGTCAAACGGTTTTGCAGCATACACTTTTGCATCTGCCTTACCACCATAGTATTCCCACTTCTGACGATATAGAAGTTGGTGGTCAGTTTTGGCTTTGACCAGAAGTAATTCAAAGTCTGCCTTGAAGTCTAACCACTTCCGTTTGATCATTTGATTTTTAAAAGATTCCTGATCGATGTGTTCTAGATCAGTTATAGGAAGGTCTTCTCTTGCAGTTTTCTTTAATACTTCTAAATCCATAATTACCTCATAATAAAAAAAGTGAGCAGTTTGGTTTCTCTCTATAATATATTGACCCTGATGAGTTCGAACGAGTTGTCACCAGAAATTAAGTCTAAAGATTTGATAAATGTTAAAGCTTACCAAATCTGCTCAACTCTATTTAGACTCCCTCAAATTTGTAGATTTGATATTTAAATGTTACCTCAGCAGTCATGTATTCAACATCTGTTGCACCCTGTGTATAATCTAATCCACTGAGTGATATTGGAAATACGTTCTGAAAATTTACGTTTAGAATTGGGTTGTTCTTATTTGACAGAATCATAAGAAATGCATCTGAGTACATCGCCTTATCTGCTGTTGCAACACCAACAAGGTCAACAGATGGCGTTGAACCACCAGCTGGTGTATTTGATGTTACATCTCTATGTGTTCTGAATTCTGATCTATTTGATGGAAACCCATAACCAGTAAGCCAGTTGTGTAGTGACTGATAATTCTCTAGGTACTCATCTACAATAAATGTGATAGTAAGGTCACTGTAAGTAAGTTTATCACCCATGATTGGAATATTATTGAATGGGTTTGCAAAATCTACTGATGCACCGTCAATGCCGGGCAAGTTTGCATTAATCGTGAAGAACTCTACCTTTGGTAATTGTTTAATACCAAAACGAAACTGAGTCGGACTTGCATAGTCCAGCTGGTCTGGTTGTCTTGCGAGGGGTGATGATGCTGTTGCCATTTACATTATCCTATTGACTAAATCGTTATGATTTTCCGTAGATGATAACATTCCCCAACTCTGAATCCAATTAGCAGTTCTCTCTAATTCATCTTCGGGAATAGGTGCTGGTTCTACTACTACAATTCTACTTTCTTTTAAATCTGAAACAGATAGGGTGCCAATCTCTGGGTCTTTCTCTTTATGATAATCAATAAAGTATTGTAAATATTTTTTCTTATCTGTATTGATACGTTGTACTGCTTCACATACTGCGCGATTAAATTTAGCATAGGTTTCTGTATCAACCTTATCTGATGCAACTTCTGTTCCATGATAGAAAGCACTTGCAACTACCCTGCAACCATTTTTCTCTGCAAAGGTTAAATATGGTTCTGTTAGAGTTGTTGCCTCCACCAATCCAGACATCATTGCATCGTAACGATGACGTGATCCATTTGGTGCGCTGCAAACATTTATCTGATCTCTTTCTAGAAACCCCTCAAGCATATGTAATGCTAGGTAGTGCGTACCAAAATAAAAAGGAACCCCCACAAGTTTACCAGCTAACTGCTGCGGTGTATATACTTTGGATTCTGGCCTTACTACAAGTCCAGCAAATGATACAATTGATCTACGTCCTATCTGTCTGCCACTTTCTACTTCAGAATCTTGAACTCTGCAATAGTTTCCCCATTCGCAGGCGTTATACATATCTGCCTTGCCCTGTTCGAAGAGCTTGCCATGACTAGAATGTGGGTCTACTTCACTGGGGTCTGTAATATCTATTGCAGTAGGTTTTATAATTTCCACATTATTTTCTGTAGGATCACGATCTACCCAATTAATATCTAGGCCCTCTAATGCAAAGAGGCCTTCCTCGTAAGCAACAAGTTCTGCTAGTCCTTGGAATGGAGCAGTTGTTTCTAAATTTAATGTTTTCATAATACTATTTATAACAAAAAAAGGGGGAACCCGAAAGTTCCCCCCAAGTCTGTTAGACCCCTTATTTTACATAAGGTTAGAGACTTTAACGCGACGATACCAAGCATTGGTGTTAGCATCCAGTGACGCATCGGTATTAACCGAGTCAGCGGCAGCAACCGCACCCGCAGCAGCGAATGGGTTAGCAGCAAGACCATAACGAGTCTTGAAACCAATCTTAGGCTGGAAGGAATTCTCACCAACCGCACGAACCATCTGTAGAGGTACATACGGGCAGTAGAAGAAACCAGCATCGTAAGGCGATGTGCCCTTGTAACCACAAACATAATACTGACTAGCAGCGACGTTTGCAGAATACGGGTCAACATAGACCTTGAAACGACCATTCATCGTACCAGCAAATGTGGAAGATGTGTCGTCAACTGCGAGGTTGTTGTTCAGAGCAGGTGTGTAATCAAGAACACCAGCCATCTGAAGAGCAGAAGCAA